CTTTTCCGCCAAAACCCTTCAGCATACCTTTCATTTCATCGACCTTTTGAGGATCGGAAATTATCTCTGCGTCTTTTAGGTTTTTGCTTCCTACCGCTATTTGATATTCGCTAAATCCAATCTCCCAGCTAGCGGAAACGATGTTATGCAATTTATTTTTTGGGTCTGTGCTTTTTTGCAGTGTATCAAAGAACTCCCTATCTACTGTTTTGTATACAACGGCACCGAGAGCGATATTGAAGGGGTCTGTTTCTTTGTCATCTACATTAATCAATAACGTGCTATCTGAATAATCACTAAACCCAGCATTAACTATATGGCCTACAACTTTTTGTTTGTTGTGCTCTATATTTGTAGGCTTATGAATGAATTGTTGAACAGATTCGATAGCTGTTTTAGTATCAATTCCGTCTCCATTTTTGTTGAACTCATTAACGACAGCAGCGTTGAAAGCCACGCCCATAAGATCAATGTTCTTTTCCAGATCAACTGAATCTGGGATCAAGCTTCTTAAGTTTTCTATGTTAGCTCTACTAACATCGATGCCAGCAATTTCTTCGCAGGCTTTAACTTCAAATTCAAAAGTTGTGGTATATTTATGCATCCTTTTCTTCAGCGTAAGACTTCGAAGCCTCACCTTCTTTTTTCATCTTTTCAAGGATTGCTTTTTGTAAGGCTGGTGGCAATTTCTTTTGACTATCTGTAAGTCCGCCCTCGCCAACTTCATTCATCATAGCTCTCATTTTGCCATACTGGCCCGCACAAGCTTTAATGGTTTGCTTCTCATCCATGTCGCTTGTATCAGTTAGCTCCTTGTCTTCCATAGCGCAAACGCTCATGTATGACTTATACATAGCTTCTTCTGTTTTGCCATATTTCTTAGCAATAGATATTTCAATATTTCCGCTCGAACGATCGACGTTAGCTACTAATGGGTTTTTAATTTCTTTCATAATTTTTTGAATGATATAAGATTGCTGATGGATAAATTTCTAACTTATGAGACTCTGAAATATTTAATATATCTTCCATAGCTCCAAGTTTCTCTATTTCATTGAAATCATTTACACAAGAAACGAGACTTTTTGTCCAATTTTCTTTATCCGAGGCGCATACAATAGACTCGCACAACTTGCTTACCATTTTTTCTTGACCTTCATTAAGAGAATCTGTATTGTATATTTCTAGCATTTTTTCTTTCGCTAACGAGTTCAAAGCTTCGACTTCATAAATCGTGGCTTGAATATTTTCTCTAGAAAATTCATCCTTAGATCCTTCTGGTCTTCCAGCCATACCTCGATCTGGTTTTTCAGAATCATCTGGTTTTTCAGAACTTTGATCATTAATCATGGGAACACCTCCGACTATTGGATTAAAATACCCCTTTTCTCTTTGGCTGACGAATTTCTTTTGAGCGCCCTCCAGTTCTTTGGCGAGCGGAAATCTTCCAGTATTAAATAATTCCATACCTTGCCCAGCAGTAATAACTCCAAGCTCCATAAGTCTTGTAGAAACTCTCATAAGCTGCACTTCATCACGTAGATCAATGTCTTTAAATTTCACGGTCGGGTAGGATCTAAATCCCAAGTCCTTTGCAATTCTTCTGATTTCTGGTTGCAAGAAGTCTTGAATAAATGCTTCACGAGCCTCTTTCAATCTATCTAAAAATACCCTAGCTTTAATTTCTGCGCCGTTATATTTATCATCGTTAAGAATGATATTTTGCAACCCTTCTTTAATGTCTTTATTGATGACTTCATATTTTCCTGGACCGACAACCTTATTAATATCTGGGATAACAAAGTCAGCCTTTGTCGTGTAGTCCGAAACCAACACTCTTCCAACTGATTCATTTTGAAAAAGCTTTTGCATGGCCTTGACATTGTTTGGATTGATTCCGCCCTTGTCTGGCTCTGCCCCCATAGTGATCATAAGAATCACATTCTCAACAGTTGTCATAATAGCTTGATCCATCTTCTTCATTTCAAGCTTAGCGTTGATGTCTTCAAGAACGGGATAATCGAACGGAATAGCAAATGGCTCATAATCTTGTTTCTTGTAGAAACTGTAAGAAATCTTTTCATTCTTTAGATTAATCTTGAGTCCATCCTTAAAATAAGCGCCGTCCTTAATTTGCTTTTGCACTTCTGGGTCTAAGGCTTCGAATACTTCTTTATCATAATCGTCCTTGGGGTTTGATAGTCTTTCCATGTCAAACTCAGAAAGAATTTTTGCGTAAGCCCCGTCTTTAGTGTTGAAAACGGTACTCCGCTTTGCTACTATCTCAAATGGATTTAGCACAATATATTTTAGCGGAAATTTATTTAAAGAAGGCCCTTCGGAAATATTCTGAGAAAACTTCTTATAATCATCTAAGCTAAACTTTCCATCAATTCTGTACAAGAAAATATTGCCACTTCTATAGTATTCTCTGAAGTATTGATCTTTAAGGTCCCAAATTTTTATTCTATCTAAAAGCTTTTCAAAGAAGTTTCTTGATGTGGCGTTGCCCCCCTCTAGATATAATTCAGCATTAGCGAACTCTGACATCATATCAATAGTATTTCTAAAAATAGGCACATTTGCATATGCTTTTTGACAAAGCTCAATAGCCTCCCTAACATTGATTCCATCAGATGAAATCTCATAAGGGAGAAGCCCTCCTCGAATTTGGCTATATTTATTAGTTGGGGTCGTAACAGAAGACCTGTTAATTCGGCTTGAAGTATTTGACGACGATAAACCTCCTATAGAGCCAGATCTATTATACGACCCGCGAGAAACATGGTAAGACTCGCCCATTGTAGCTGGCTCAACATTTTCTTGAGCTTGGGAAATTTGAGGAGTAACTCTTGTAAACTTATTCCAATAGCTAGATTTTTTATTATATTTTCTTTTTGCCATAACCTATTATAAAGTTAATTACACTTTTAAAAGTAACTTTATTAACTTTTTTATATAAACATAGGTGTGAAACTAGCAGCACTTTCTTCTGGAAGACTCATCATATCATAATATATATTCATCCCCCAATTGCCCAGGACTATAGCGGAGTAGGAGTCCTTTCGCGGCCTATCTACCCCCTTCTGCCTTTTTAAATTACTCGGCAAGTCAAAGCTTTGGGTGCCGCCAGCAGAAGAAGTGACTTGTATAAGTGCACATTCTGCTTTGGTAAGATCAATCATATCTTTTTGATGTTCAATAAAATCGATCATTTTAGCTCCGACATTCTTTTCATCTTCGTACTTAGAAAACTTTAGTTCTTTAATTGGTATTTTTTTAGCTTTTTGCATTGAATAATTGTCGTCCATTGCTGTAGCCGCAAAGTATAGTTTCTTTCTATCGAAAGCTGTTTGCAACATTTCATTCGCACTTCTGATCCAGTTAGACACTGGTTTTCTTAAAATACATATAGTATTGCTGCTTTTGTTATAACCTCTTCTAGCGTCTCTCAAATCTTTTTCATAGTCGTGCGGATTATCCAACTTTGGATCAAAAACGCCTATTTGAAGTTTTTCTTTTTTAAACATGCTGCTTTCGTTACATGAGTTTATAAACTGAACACCCCCATTGTAGTCTCCCACAATCATAATAATATTAAAATGATCCAAGAGATATTTGAAGTAAGTCATGTGCTTTTTTAGATTTGTACCAGGGAGCGCATAACTATGTACGACCACACCTTTCTTTTTTTCGGGTAGCAGCTTTATAACTTGTATAGCAAAGTCGTCAGATGTTTCCGATTCAGACCAAGAAGGGTCAAATGCCATAATGTATTCCGCGTCTTTTTCTCCAGCCACCTCAACAGCAGGGGACTCGCCATCTTCAATCGTGCATTCTGCCATTTTGCTTATCTTAAAATAGCCAGCGCTATCGTCCGTGAATTGAGCATTAAACTCCCTATCAATCTGCGATTGACTCATCGAGCCTTTTGCCTGTGAGATTAAGTTTTCATCATACAAGGCTTTGGGTGCACAATCGTAACTAAACTGCATAATACATCTTCTACCTTGATTTTTTGCTCCAGGGTTAAAGAT